CACAGTATTGTAAAACTTGGACGTATAATGTATGCGTTGTGTAAACAACAGTATACGTATAAGAAATATTTTAGAACTGCACAAGCAAATAATGATTTGAATGAAGTCACTGTCAACTTTTACGATGATGCTACGCAGACAATTATAGATATACAGAAGGATAAGAACAATATTGAACAGCATGATGTACGTATTGTTCCGGGTTCTACGTTACCTACTTCCAAATATGCCGAACTTAATGTATATTTGGAAGCCTATCAATTAGGAATTGTAGATAAACTTGAGGTTCTTAAGAAGAATCCCGAGATATTTGACAAAGAAGGTATAATGAAAAGATTTGGTGAAATTGAACAATTGCAGGGTGCTAATGCACAACTGCAAGAACAAATAAAGAATTTGCAGGGTGATCTGCAAACTGCCCGCAGGGAGTCTGTTGCTGATAAGAAACGAGTAGAGGTTCAGAAATTTAAATCTCGACTCGATTCAGTATCATCAGACGCCAAGGCTGATAGAAGAGTAAATGCTAATCAATTAACAAATAAGGTGATGCTTGAGTCCGAGAGATTAAAAAGCGCTATCGCACAACAGAGAGAAGCTCTGGTCGGTGGCGATGTTAGTCCTGCTATGGAAGAAATCGAGACATCTTAGAAAGGAATAATAATGGCAAAAGCTGAAGCACAAGCTGTAGAAGAACAGCAACTTGATCAAGGTCAGGAGCTTTCTGAAGATCAGGAAGTTCAAGAATCGCAGGAAATGGAAGCTAATGAAGGTTCTGAAGTTAACCCTCTTGAGGATGAGGTAAAGAAGTGGCAATCTATGTATGATAAAGCGCAAGCTGATAATACTAAGATGCAAACTGCTCTTACCGATTATTTAAGTTCTCAGAAGGAAGAAGTTCAACAATCTCAACAGCCTCAAATTCCTCAAATTACCGAAGATGAGTTTAACCCTTGGGATGCTTATTATAAGCCCAACTCACCGTCATATCAAATGAGAGTTCAAAGCGAAGCTAATCTCGTACATTCTGTTTTAGATACCGAGATTAATCGCATAGAAAATAATATGACGGTAAATAACACAAGGAATGAGTTACGTCAGTCACATAATATGAGTGATGGCGAAATAAATGAATTTATGAATTTCATTTCACAACCTAAAGAAAGTGTACCAGTAGGTGCTCTTGTTAAGATGTGGCGTGAAACAAGTAATAGCAGTCCTCAAAAGTCTAATGTAGCTATTCCGAAAACAAAAACACAGGCACCACGTACAGCTGGCACGCAGAGTAATCAAAGCGGCCCAGCACGTAAATCTGATGCGTCTAAAGTATGGGATCAAATAATGAACTCTACTGGTGTAACTAATAGGTTACCGTAATAACGTATTGATGGTTCCTTGTTTTGTTTAATTGAAAATGAAAACAATAAATAAGTATGGAGGTTTACTATGGCAGTAAATCAAGGACAATTAAAGGTAACTGATGTTGCCCAAAGTGCGTCTAATTCTCATGCTTCAGCTCACGGGACCACCCCTGACAATAGACGATTATATAATTTTGGTGACCGGGTAG